ACATTTATAAAAGGACAATACGTTCCAATTGTATTGAATAACATTTCTGATGAATCTCAAATGAATATGGATTCAAGAAAATATTTTGTTCAAAACTATGACTTTACAATGTTGGGTTATTTGATTGACGAAGAAGAATTTCAAGTAAAACCTGCAATTGCCAGAGTATCACAGATTATGGAATTAGATACAACTCTTTTAAAGAATAGAAAAAACAAGTATCCAAAAAATCCAGATGAATTTTTATCAAACTTTTTATACGTTGTTGGAAACACTAGTTTAAACGATGTAATTGATTTCACTGCTAATATGACATTTACTAATTCAACAAATGTTGAAAGTTATGATGTTTATATTAACGACGATTATTTTGGTAGTGATGTTCAAGAAATACAAATAACGACAAACGACGTATTAAGAATTGATATTATTAAAACGGACAATACCCAAGAGGCTTCAATTCAGTTTGATTCCCAATTAGTTTAATTCTCTCCGTATATATCTTTTTTTTCTTTACACTTTTCCAGTATCAGATTTTCCAAAAATTTATAAATCTTTATCCCACGTTTATCACAGTACTTTTTTAGTACCTCGTGTACTTCAGGGGATATTTTAATGTTCTTTATTTCTTTAGTTGTTTTCATAGGTAGAAAAAAGGCAGAATTAATTCATACTGTTTATAAATAGATATTCAAAAGTCAAGTTTTTTCATTCAGATACTAATATTTATCAATAAAATAAATCTGCAATAGAATAATTTAAAGAATGGCAACACAAGTAAATCAAAAGGTATATGTATCACCTGGAGTATACACGTCTGAAACCGACTTATCATTTGTTGCTCAGAGTGTGGGTGTAACTACATTAGGATTGGTAGGGGAAACAATTAAAGGTCCCGCTTTCGAACCTATATTTATCACAAATTACGATGAGTTTCAAGCATATTTTGGGGGAACAGAACCTACAAAATTTGTTAATACACAAATCCCTAAATACGAAGCGGCGTACATCGCCAAATCTTATCTACAACAATCTAATCAACTTTTCGTAACGAGAATTTTAGGATTGTCAGGATACGACGCTGGTCCGTCTTGGAGCATCAAGGTAACGGCAAACGTAGACCCACTAACTATCGGAACTAATCCATCTACTGGTTCTCCGTTTATCGCTGAATTTTCAGGAACGTCAAGTGGTAATACATTTATATTCACGTCTGGTTCATTACCTGGACCTGTAACAGTTAATTTAAATAATCAATATAGATTATCTGATGGAAGTACATCTTCTTTAAGTTTAGATTTTACTACTAATTTGGATTCTGTAATGGATGACCCGTCATTATCCGCAACAACTGCTGTAGTGTACGGTTCAATCCCTGAAACCGATTATGATAATTTATCTTTATCATATTCTAATATTGTAAATGAGTATGGAGTTGAATCTGTTAATTTAACATCAAACGATTTAAGTTCTGATAATAACGACCCTTGGTATTACGCAAACTTTGATATTACTTCAGGTAATGCGTATTCAGGATACTCGTTTTATTATGTAGTATCTAACTTGGTGTCTTTAGGTAACGGTAATTACACAGGAACAATTACAGGTAACTCATATGTTTATTCTGGTACTGCTTACACAGATTATAATAATATGGTTATTGCGACTTTACGTTCAAGAGGTATCTCTCTTTATAGTAATAGTACAGAAACTGATTTACACGGTCCTGTTTATGAAGTTAGTGGATTAACTGACTTACAAATGGTTTGTACTGAACAATATTCAGGAGTTACTCAATTACCATTTGAAACATTCTTACTATCAGGTGTAACTAAAGACGGAGATAATTTCTCTTTTGAAACTTCTATGTCTGCAGCTTCATCTAAATATATTACTAAAGTTTTAGGAATTGATAACTTTGGTAAATCAAGAAATGAGGTACCAGTATATGTTGAAGAAATTTATCCTGGTTCTTTAAATTACGCTTACAACCAAGGTTACATTCGTGGTCTAAGTTGTGATTTAATTGCACTTGAAGGTGCTAGAAGTCAAGACCCACAGTCTATTGCTTATAACGTAACACAATATAAATCACCAAGTACACCATTCTTAGTTTCAGAATTAAGAGGTAATAAGGTTTATAACTTATTCAAATTCATCTCAATATCTGATGGAGACGCAGCAAACACTGAAGTTAAAGTGTCTATCGCAAACCTTTCATTTAATAACATGACATTTGATGTCTTAGTAAGAAATTTCTTTGACACTGACGCTAACCCTGTGGTTATTGAGAAATTCACAAACTGTAATATGGACCCAGGTTCTAACAACTTTGTGGCTAAGAAAATTGGTTCATCTAATGGAGAGTACGCTTTAGTATCAAGATATATAATGGTTGAGATGGCGGATGAAGCACCAATTGATGCAATTCCTTGTGGATTCTATGGATATACTCAAAGAGAATATGCTTCAGTATTGAACCCATCACCAGTACCTCAATTTAAAACAAAATATTACTACCCTGGAGAAACAATATACAACCCTCCATTTGGTTCAGCGGCAAATGCAACCGAATCAGCTGGAGACATCATAAGAAGAAGTTACTTAGGTTTCTCAAGTCAATTTGGGATTGATGATTCATTCTTACAATATAAAGGAACACAAAATCCATCTAACTGGGTGGCATCAGCTTTACCTGTAGACGGAACACCTTGGAATTACTTAAGTAAAGGTTTCCACATGGACTCAGGTGCAACTGTTTGTACAATATCAAACTCATTCTTAACAAGTGGTGAAACTGCTTTTGAATGTGGCGTTGCTAACTTTACAAGAGACCCAGAAACACAAGAAAACCCTTACTACTTTATTTACTCAAGAAAATACACAGTATGTTTTGCGGGTGGATTTGATGGTTGGGACATTTATAGAGAATCAAGAACAAACTTAGATAGATTCCAATTAGGTTCTACAGGTTATTTAGCGGGAGCTTCTGTATCAGCAAGATACCCAACAGCGACAGGTCAAGGTTTATTCAAGAGAATCGTTGTTCAAAACAATACTCAAGATTTTGCAAACACTGACTATTACGCTTACTTACTTGGTATCTTAACATTTGCTAACCCCGAGTCAACTAACATTAACGTATTCGCAACTTCAGCAATTGATTATGTAAATAACTCAAACCTTGTTGAGGAGGCTATCGACATGGTACAATACTCAAGAGCTGATTCTGTGTATATCGCAACAACTCCTGATTACCTAATGTTTACTCCTGATGGAACAAACTCATTAGATATCATCTACCCACAAGAGGCGGTTGATAACTTAGATAACACAGGAATTGATTCTAACTATACGGCGACTTACTACCCATGGATTTTAGTAAGAGATACTGTAAACAATACACAAATCTACTTACCTCCAACAGGTGAAGTTTGTAGAAACTTAGCGTTAACAGATAACATTGCATTCCCATGGTTCGCATCAGCGGGTTACACAAGAGGTCTTGTAAACTCAATCAAAGCGAGAGTTAAATTAACTCAAGAAGATAGAGACACATTGTACCAAGGTAGAATCAACCCTATCGCAACTTTCTCTGATGTAGGAACTGTAATTTGGGGTAACAAAACGTTACAAGTTGCTGACACAGCACTTAACAGATTGAACGTAAGAAGATTATTACTTCAAGCTCGTAAGTTGATTTCAGCGGTAGCGGTAAGATTATTGTTCGAACAAAACGACCAAATCGTTAGACAACAATTCTTGGATAGTGTTAACCCTATCTTAGACTCAATCAGAAGAGACAGAGGTTTATACGATTTCCGTGTAACAGTTTCTTCAACACCTGAAGACTTAGATAGAAACACATTAACAGGTAAGATATACTTAAAACCAACGAAGGCGTTAGAATTCATCGACATCGAATTCTTCATCACTCCAACAGGAGCTTCGTTTGAAAATATCTAATAATAATTAACGGGGGGATTAATTCCCCCCTTTAGCCAAATGAGAAAAGAGTTTACAGAAGGGTTTAAGGGTGAGGGTTCACCAGATTTAAAATATTATGCGTTCGATTGGGACGACAATATTGTCCACATGCCTACAAAAATTATTGTAAAAGATGAGGACGGAGATGAAGTTGGAATGTCTACTGATGATTTTGCGGAACATAGACATCATATTGGAAAAGAACCTTTTGAATATAAGGGTAAAATGATTGTAGGGTTTGGAGAAAATCCTTTTAGAAATTTTAGAACCGAGGGAGATAAAGATTTTTTAGTGGATGCAATGAGAGCCAAAACTGGTCCAGCTTTTGATGATTTTAGAGAGGCGATTAATAACGGGTCAATTTTTTCAATCATTACTGCGAGAGGTCATAACCCAAGCACTTTAAAAGAAGCTGTCTACAATTATATTATAGAAGGGTTTAATGGTATTGACAAAGAAGAGTTGATTAAAAATTTAAAAAAATATAGGTCGTTTGTTGGTGAAGACGAAATGAGCGACGATGAATTAATCAAGTCATATTTAGAACTTAACAAATACCACCCCGTTTCTTTTGGGGACGATAAGGGGGCTCAAAATCCTGAAGAGGCGAAGGTCCGTGCAATGGAAGATTTTGTGAGTTATATTAAAGGGATGGCAGCAGTTCTAAATAAAAGAGCTTACTTAAAAAATGATATAGGTAATAAATTTATTCCAGCAGAACCAACAATAGGTTTTAGTGACGATGACCCTAGAAATATAGAAGTAATGCAAAAGCATTTTAAAAATAAACCAGATAATATAGTTAAGACTTATTCTACTGCTGGAGGCACTAAAAAGGAAGTAAAATAAGAATACCGTTTTTAAAAAAATAAGTAAAGAGAAAAATTTTTCAAACGGATATATTTATCGTTATAAACATAGAAACAAAATTTAAATAATATGGCTGATTTACTGATGAAAATGCCGATTCCTTACGAACCGAAACGTCAAAACCGATTCATTCTAAGGTTTCCATCAAGTTTAGGTATTAATGAGTGGTTCGTAGAATCTGCGGCTAGACCACACATTACAATTGGGGCGACAGAGATTCCATTTTTGAACACCTCAACATATGTTGCAGGTAGATTTAACTGGCAAACAATTAACGTAACATTCAGAGACCCAATTGGACCTTCTGCGGCACAAGCTCTTATGGAGTGGGTGCGTTTACACGCCGAGTCAGTAACAGGTCGTATGGGATATGCAGCGGGTTACAAAAAAGATGTGGACCTTGAGATGTTGGACCCAACGGGTGTTGTTGTTGAAAAGTGGATTCTATATGGTACATTCCTAACAGATGTTAACTTTAACACCTTGGCTTATAACCAAGACGGTTTAGCAACAATCGCGGCAACTTTGAGAATGGATAGATGTGTGTTAGTATACTAATACTATTTATAAAAAACTAATTACAATTATATTTAACCGTAAAGCACATAAACTTTACGGTTAATTTTTTATATGGACAATCAAGCAAAAGAATACGGTCAAGCAAACTTTTCATTACCACATGATGTAGTTCCTTTACCAACACAAGGTGTATTCTACAAAAACAAAAAGAAATCTATTAAAGTAGGTTATCTTACGGCAAGTGACGAGAATATCTTAATGGGTGGTGGTACAGATATGACACAGTCATTATTGAGAGCAAAGATATACGAACCAGATGTTCGTATTGAGGATTTAATGGAAGGTGACATTGAAGCAATATTAATCTTTTTAAGAAATACTGCTTTTGGTCCTGAAATTGATTTAAATTTAATTGACCCCTCCACTAAAAAACCATTCAAGGGAACGGTTAGATTAGACTCTTTGGAAATTATTAAAGGTCAAGAACCACAAGAAGACGGTACATTCATAACAACTTTACCAAAGTCACAAACGAGTGTTAAACTTAAACCAATGACTTATGGTGAAATTATGGACGTTCAAAAAATGGCCGACTCTTACCCACAAGGTAGAACGGTTCCAAAAGTTACTTGGAGATTAAACAAACAAATAATCGAGATTAATGGGGTAACTGATAAGGCGGAGATTGCAAAGTTCATCGAGCAGATGCCAATTGCAGATTCAAAGTATATCAGACAATTTATGGATGACAATGAACCACGATTAGATTTAAATAGAACAATATTGGCCCCGTCAGGAGAAAAGCTTACAGTGAATGTTGGCTTTGGGGTCGACTTTTTTCGTCCTTTCTTCTGATTATAGAAAAGGACAAATAGACGAATTCTATTATTTAAACAAATTATTAAACATCTCTTATCAAGATTTCTTAATTATGCCATTGTTTGTTAGGAAATATCTTTTAGATAAATGGTTAGAAGATAATAAAAAGGACTGAAAAATCAGTCCTTTTGTATTTATATAATATAGGTTATTAAAATTATTATGGCAGACGAAAAAAGTACCGCGGAAAAATTTGGTGAAGATGTCCAACGACAACTAACCCTTGACCTTAAGGCATTCACCGCCGCATCAGACGCATTATCAGAATACTCCAACCAAGTAAACGAAACTTTTACTCAAGGTAGACAACGTATTAGTGAAATATCTACTGCACTTGCGGATGCAACACCCAATGTAACAAGGTTAGGTGGTGACATTAAAGATGTTGCAGATATTATTGGAAAAGTTGCGGCTGAATCAAGAAGGAATGTAATTGCCAATACTGAAGATGTTGAAAAATTATTTGCTGCTAACAAAGTTTTAGGTCTAGATGCACAAACTCTTACTAAAGCTTTTTCAGACATTGGGGCGGGTATCGAAACAATACCCGAGGCTTTAGAAGAATCTGTACAATATATTCAAAGTATTGGTGGTAACGCCAAGGCGGTTATGGGAGATGTTACCCAAAACATGGAACAAATGAACCGTTACCAATTTGAGGGTGGAGTTCTTGGTTTAACTAAGATGGCGGCACAAGCTTCTATGTTAAGATTTGACATGAGCGAGACATTCAGATTGGCTGATAGAGTATTAAGTCCTGAAGGAGCGATTGAAACAGCTGCGGCATTCCAAAGACTGGGAGTTGCGGCAGGAAATTTAGCCGACCCATTTGCATTAATGAACGCATCAATTAATGACCCAGGCGCGTTACAAGATAGTTTAGTTGACGTAGCAAAACAATTTACATACTTCGACGAAAAAACAAAAACATTTAAAATTAATCCTCAAGGTGTTCTTACTCTTAGGGAAATGGAACAACAGACAGGTGTTTCTGCAAAAGAAATGTCAAAATTAGGTTTAGCTGCGGCTGAGGCTGATAAAAGAATTTCTGCGATAGGTGCGGCTGGTTTAAATATAAAAGAGGATGACAAACAATACTTAGCAAACATTGCTAAGATGGGTGAAGGTGGTGAATATGAAGTTAAAATAAAAGATGATTCAGGTATCGAACAAACAAGAAAGTTAAGTGAACTTACTCAGGATGAGTTTGATAAGTTAATTAAAGAACAAAAGGAAGGACCCAAAACATTAGAAGAACTTGCAAGGTCACAAATGAATCTTTCTGAAATAACTAAGAACGATGTTGCAGCAATTAGAGCTAAAGTTGTTGGTGGGGCGGTAAGTGCGGGACAGGTATTAGACACAAGAGAAGGTATTCGTAGAGGTGCTTCGGCACTTACTGGTGCGGTTTCAAACGCTGGCTCCACAAAAGATATAAGAAGAGAAAGTGAGAGAGCTTTAAGTGATGTTGGACAACTGAAAGATGATATATTCAAAAATAACATGTCTACGACAGACGCACTCTCAAAGTATTTTGAACGAGCAGGAAATCAAGCAGGACAAGTCAACGAAAAGTTCAAAGATACTATGAAAAAGGCAATTGAGGAAGCTAGGGCAAACACCACAGACAAAACCGCAATTGAAAGGGCGATGCAACAAGGTTATGATTATGTACTTGGAAAGGTTGCTCCAAAAGCTGAAGAACAAAAGACTGCTGGAGGTAAGCCAATTTCATCTCTTATTGAAGGACGAGAAACACAAGTTAGAGATGCTTATGCCACAACAGGAAGTGCCGCACAAACGGGAGGACAGAACTCAAAAGTTGAAATTGCGGGAGCAATTAAAATAGATATTACGGCACCTCCAGGATTTAGCGATGAAAAAATTCAAAAACTTATTTATGATAAACTAAATGAGCAAGGATTCAAAGATTATATTGTAAATGTTACCACAGCTTCAAATCCTACTAAAGCACCTGTTGCAAACAATTACGCTCGATAATAAAAAATAACTCACGACCTATTTATTAGGAAAGATATAAATGGGAAATAGTCCTTTAGATTTTATAAATTCGGAAGGTTTCAGAAAGAAACTTATAGTTAGGAACTTGACACCTTATGCCAAGGCTCCCAATAGACCTACGCCCCCATTTAATACTGAATACGTTCAATCGGACACATCAGTTCAAGATAGTCCTGACCAACTTATTGACGAACCTTCATTCGCCAACCAACTATACCCTTTAAATCAATATGGTAACGAAGGTGGATACGAACAAGTACCTGACCCAAATGGATTAAATAATACAAAATCCAATGAAGGTGAATATGGGTACCAGGATGCAAATATTGTTGACCAAGCCGTTCCAGAATCTCAGAAATGGAAACCACTCAACGTATATTCAAACGGAAGTCAACTTCAACTTGACAGTGCTCCATTTTTTAATTCATTAGATAGACCACAAACAACCAATCTATCAAATAACCAACCTTACCCAACAACTTTTGTTCCGTCAAGTTATACTCCTGTTTCAATTTTATTATCACCAGACCCTGGTGGTAGTAATGGATTATTGAGTCAAGATTCATTCATTGCTCGTCTTGGAGCACAAACTTTGAGAAAAGAGTTTGAAGATAGAATTGCTGCTCAAATTAGACAAGAAACGATTGACAGAGCCAATATTCTTAACATCAATAGTGGTAGTGACATTGTTAATATATTATCAGGGGTAGTTCCAATTATTGAACCAAACTACAGAATTACTGTAAACGCAAATCCAATATTTGCTGCAGCCAACTTTGCGTTGAGATTGGGTGGTAGTATTTTACCCGCATCCACAATTCCTGGTTCATACTTTGACCCTAACATCAACCCAGGTCCACAGACTACAATACAACAAATGTCTAATGCGTTTAGAAGTAGTGGTGTTGGTAAGTTCTTTAATAGATTAATGGGTGGTGGAGACACTGGTTCTCAAATCATGTTTAACAACATGGGGGCGGGTCAGAGGTCAAGACTGTTCAAGAATATTGATTATAACAAGTATAAACCAAACTTCCCAAGAACATTTATTGACAGAGCTGCGGGGGCTTTAACAGGTACACAATCTGACAATAGTAATTTCTATATAGGAAATATTACATCAAACCCTTCACAAGTATTCTCACCTGTAGGTGAAGTACCTGTTAATGCGTATGGTATAGAACAACAGTCACCTGTATATGGTCCACAAGAACTTGCTCAGTTATATGAAGGACCAAGTAAAGATGTTAGATTAGGTGCCAATGGTCCTACATACTCTAATGGAGGAGGTATTGAAGGTGGATTTACGTGGGTGTCTCCTAAGTATAAAGGTAACGCTGGTAAGAAAGTTGGTCTTGGTGGTGAGGTTACAAATGAAGACGAAGACTTCAAACCGTCATCATATAACACAACTGAGTCTACTGAAAGAACATTTAGAGAGGGTTCTATTTTAGACGATACCCAAAGAATTATTGATAGCCAACCACAAGGTGGTAAAAGATTACAACACGTTGGTAATGCGATTGACCAAGTTAGTAAAGTATTCCATGATGGGTATAAAGAGTTAACTAAAGGCTCAAGAGTTTATAGATATGTTGGTGCAATTGGACAAGAAGTTGGTACTGAGTATTGTCGTGTATTTGCTAAAGATGTACCATACTTACAATACAATGACCTTCAAAAAGTTGATGGTATCACAACTGAAGGTAGAAGATTTGCATATTCGGTATTAGACAAAACATATAATCTTAATATTGTACCAAACAAACAAGAGGGTGGACAAGACTCTTCAAATATTATTGGTACCATTAATAATGCTGTTGCCAAGAAATACATGTTCTCAATCGAGAACTTAGCGTGGAGAACATCAAATACACCAGGTTTTTCAACATCAGACTTACCTGTTTGTGAGAGAGGTCCAAACGGAGGACGTGTTATGTGGTTCCCACCATACGGATTAACATTCAGTGAGACTGTTACCGCAAACTGGAATGCTAGTGAATTTTTGGGAAGACCTGAACCAATTTACACCTATAAGAGTACAAATAGAGGTGGGTCGTTAACTTGGAAGATAGTTGTTGACCATCCATCTGTGTTGAACGTTATTGTTAATAAAGTATTAAATAACGAAACAAATAGAGTTCGTATTGATAGTATACTTGAATCATTTTTTGCAGGATGTAGAAAATACGACATATATGAACTTGCTAAAAAATACCAAACCGTAAACCCTAATGACTTGTTCCAATTACAACAGGCCATTACAACTAAAGAAATGACTAGGGAGCAGATTGAGTATACAAGAAAAACAATTGAGAGTGGTGTTAATTCTCCAAACGGAGCCGACCAACCTATATCTTCATCGTCAATCAATAGTGAAGTTGAGTCATTATTAAAAAAGTACCTTAATTTGGGATTATATTTTGGAAATGATTACCCAAAACCAAATGGTACTACAGATTATATTACTGAGTATAATAGATATACATCGACTTCTAATAGAAAATATTATAACTCTAAAGAAAACGCAGGTGCCACAAATACCTTTTTTGATACAGTCGTAACTCCAAACTATAAAGTTGCAGAACAGTTTTGTTTAGATTTAGCAAAAATATTTGAAACAAATACCGAAGGTAGTGTAACAATTAATGTTGATTCAAGTTGTTCCGCACCTGCAACAAAAGCATATAACGTAGAACTATCAAGAAGAAGGATACGTTCTATGGTTGAATTTTTTACAAACAATCAAGCACTAAAAAAATATACAACATCTTCACCAAAAAGATTGATAATATTAGGTGGAACTGCTCTTGGTGAGGAAACTACAATTGGAAGTGGTACAACTAATTCTTCACAAGTACAAAAGGCGGCGGTTAAAAGTGGTGGTACATATACAGTCACTGATTTGACACCACTTGGAAACACGTTTAATTGTACTGATAACGACCCAAGTGCGTCAGGAGGAGACACCAATGCAGATTCTAAAGAAATATTCACAGTTAATGCAATGGCGTGTAGAAGAGCATTTATTAAAAACGTTTCAACAACAATACAAACCCCAAAGTCAGACCCAGTACCAAACAAGACTGATGTGTTAGTTGGAAATGTTGTGACTGAAACAGTAAAAGTTGAAGAAGTGACTCAAGAGTGGAAACCAAAAGACAACATAACTAAGAAAGTTGTAAGAGCTTTATTATCTGAGTGTGATTATTTTGAAACAATAAAGGCGGAAACACCGATGGTGTATGATAACCTAAAAGATAAACTTAAGTTTTTCCAACCATCATTCCACTCTATAACACCCGAAGGTCTTAACTCAAGGTTAACATTCTTACAACAATGTATGAGACCAGGGGATACTATCCCTACAATCAAACAAAAAACGCCAAATGCTAAACCTGAGGCAGAATATAATAATGCGGTAAATACCGCTTTTGGTGCACCACCCGTGTTAGTTTTAAGAGTTGGAGATTTTTATAATACAAAGATAATTCCGAATAACCTATCAATACAATATGAAGGTTTGGATATTAACCCTGAAGGTATTGGTGTTCAACCAATGATTGCCAATGTGACTTTGTCGTTTAACTTTGTCGGTGGTAGTGGGTTAAAAGAATCTATTGATAAGTTACAAAACGCTCTAACATTCAACTATTATGCGAATACCGAAATTTACGACGACAGAGCCGACGCTACCGATAAAGAATCTTCCAAAATACTTGACCAAATATTCTTGGCAGGACAGACACCTCCACCAATACCAGGAGCCAATAGTGCTCAACCAAATAACGGACAAAGTAATAATAACCCAATTGGAATTGTTATTAGTAGTTCTGCAACAACAAGTGGTACTACTGGAGTAATAAGTTATAGTGACTTCATGGAAAAAGTTAAAACCGATACTCAAACATACTTTACCAATGTTGTAAACAAAACTAAGGAAACTATTAACCAATATAATAATGCGGTAAGACAACAGTGGTTATTGGAGAGAAACTACACCCAAGGTAATTTTAATGTTGATTCACCAAACGTTGTTCTATTTGGTAAACCTAATAACGTTGAAAAAAGATTTGATGAAATATTTGTGGAATTAGATAATAATATCAAAAACGGCAGTGAAGGGTTTATCCAATTCATTTCGGATAACTCAAAAAACTTTTCAGAGAAATTGATTAGAACCGTAAAAGAGAATTATTCAAATTATGTTTCAAAAAAGAGAAGTTCATTCCAAAATGCGATTTCAAAAATTACACAAGATTTAGTAAATCAAGAACAATCTTATCTACAAACTTTAAGTAGAGTTAACATTGTTACTTATAAAGGAACAACTTTTGATTCTGGAACTGACG